TTTCTTCTTCACGTTTCTTTTTCCTTGCCCATTCTAACAACATTATCGTTTCAGTATCGAGCTCGGCAGTAGCATAACTTGTATTCATCACTTGCCAACCTGCGCCAGTAAACACTTCCAAGTCGGTGTTGTTCATACGTAACATACCCTGGATAGGGTTATTGGGATTGGGTGCAACATAGGTCAATGAAGTATTCCCACCTTCAACAACAATGCACCCCTTGCCCATCAAACCTTTTATCATGCTTGTGCTGGAATAATATATTTGTAAGTTGCGATACCGCTGTCAAGCTCGATCTGCATAGCGCCTTCATTGCTAAAGCTGACCGTGGCATTGTTGGCATCTGCGATCTTCAGGATATTCAATACACTAGCAACGGGCCAAGTCCACGCTCTATTTAGATTACCTGCTACATTTGTTGCGAAAATAAATTCACCACCGTGTGTGCTTTGATCACCAAAGATGAACTTTAAATTTCCGCCTTCTACTTTAGTAAGGAATGTAGTATGCTCAGTGTTGGCAGCAGCCTGGAAGCTGAATCGTTGTATACTTTGAACAGTAGGGTTAACTGCGACGTCCCACTTAACACCTTTGAACTTGATAGTCTTCAATTTTTCATTGATGATCTCAGTGTTCATAAACCGGTAGTCATTCTTGAAGTCACCTGTTTCATTTTCAAAGTGTAATCCTACGGGCAAAGTTTCTCCGTTGCGATCAGCATGTACTACTTCAATCTTGGCCTTTTCTTTGTATTCAGGACATTCCAAATGATATTTCAATTTGTTTAATTGTGGCATACCAAAGATGCCAACAAGGTCTGCGTAAGGAGCAGCAGTTTCCGCATACATGATAACACTACGGTCATCTGCCATAGAGTCGATATTTGTTTTATCTTCTGTTCCGGTAATCTTAACGGTATTCAGAAAACCGAGATTATGTGTGTGAGATACGATGTCTTTTAAGAGTGATTGCATGATAATTTCCTTTATATGATTGTATTTAGATTTGTGACAAATGTCAAATAAATTTTATTCAAAACTGAATAAACTTCCGAAGGTATTATTCTGGGTAGTAGATTCTAAATCCCATTCCAGAACACCAATGAGATTTTTGAGTTTGTTGTTAATGATAGTTGCTTCCATTTCAGAATGATCGAATGGTAATTCTTGGAACCATTTAGGTAAACGAAGTTCGTCCGTGGGATACGCTATACTAGTATAGCCTAATGGATTATCTTTTACTTTACAAACGATAACTTTCATACCGTCAACAATATTGGCGCTGTACTTGTCGCCGTTCATGCGTTTAAGTGTATTCCAGTTAATGCTGGCACGAACATGACCGGGCATATTTGCCTTACCTGCCTTCTTTTCTTTTTCTTGATACTCGGCAATATTGTTAGCACGTTTAGGAGATCCTTTCTCCCAACCGGGTCTTGCCTTAAACTCTGTGCGGAATTCTCCAATAAGGTCGAGGATTTCTTTTTCTCCCGAGCCGTTTAGCACTCTTGTTAAGATATCCTCTAAGAACTTTTGCATAAACTCCGGAGTATCACTGCGCTTCAAGTCAAGCCCCATGGCTTTGATCTTGCCAGGCTTTCCGTCTACATCTGCCCGTTTGCCTTCCTTGTCATAGTACAAGACCGCATACCTCTTCTTGGTGATAAACAAGCCCTTTATAGCAACAAGTTCGCGCCCTGCTTTAATAACTTCGCCACGAGACTTTGGACAATGGAACGCATCTAGCATATATTGCGGAAATGTTGAATTCACTTCTTCTGATACAGAGTCATATAACTGTACTACAGTTTCTTTAGTCCACGGAATTTCTTTTTTATCTATCTCTTTTCGGAGACTTGTATATGCTGTAAAGTAAGCACTGTCAGTGTCGCCATAGATAATAGCTTTGCCGATGTGGTTATACTCGCCGGTTATGACTTCATTTATTTTGCCGGCCATATGACGAGCAATGCTTCTACCGGTAAGGGTGGTTGATTGACCAATACGATTGTCGAAAAAACGACAACCAGCATTAAGGATAGCACCGTACAGGCTGTTAAGATTAATCTTTTTAACGAGCTGTCGTTTGTCCCAATATTCTTCTTCAATTTTATTCTCCGCTTTGATACATTCTTTTAGCTTGGCCTGCATTTCTTTACGTTCAGCATACCAACGCTTGAGCAATCCCGGGATAATTCCTTCGTATTCGTATGTAAAGATAGTACCGTTAGCACTTAACATCCACGGCTGATTACTTTCAAATATCATATCATAGGCCTGTGCGCCACTAACAACATCGGTTTCACCGTTTTCCCAATCAATTGTTATGTCATTGGCTATGTCTTTATTCATAACAAATTCATATTCGTTAGCACTAAACTTACCTTCCCATGCTGCTGAGAAACTATCGCCTTTGGCTATCTTAGCTTCAATTTCTGCTTTGGTATAAGTTTGTCTCAACTGCCCAACGATGGTTTCTGGACCCATGTTTAAAGCACGAATAACACTTGGATACAGACTATTGATGTCCATTGATCCGATCCAATCGTGTAGCCCTTTTTTAGGATACGCAACATACGCACCTGCTGCCTGTGTATCGACTAGATCGTCTCGATTGGCCCTGGTAGGAACTATTAATCCTCTGTGATGTGCTTCGTTAATAATGGCCTGCTCAGTAACTGCTACGGCACCCATAGTAGTAGCCAATAATACTGTATTTTCGTGAGCAACGGTATTGGCTAGATCGATAAATTTTAGTTTCTTATCTAGCTTGTCTAATAGCGCACAGTCTTGTCTGTTGTATTCGATGAACTTCTTGAAGTCATTATTATATAACTGATCCAGTGTTCCTTCGTAAACAGTTTTTGTTTCGCCTAGCTCGTATTCTGCGATAGCATCTAGTCGATAACTATGTCGTTCTTCGTAGGTATATTTACGGTACAGCTCAAGGCTGTCAAGATGGACGCGGCCAACAAGATCATAAGTAACAGCATCTTTTCCATATTTCTCATATTCTCTCTTTTTCGGAAAGTGATTCCATAAACAAAAACGGCGTGTATCTTCTTTGCTTAATATTCTGATGGTTCTATTTACTGTGTAAGGAATATCAAAGCCTTCGCTGTTCCAACCACTTAATACATCAGCATCATCTATCAAATTAAGGAATGTGTCAAGCATCTCTGCTTCAGATTCAAATAATATGGTATTGGGAAAGTCCTTAACTTGCTCTTTAGCCTGCTCCATGGTCAGTGTCTTTGGAGGAATAGCCAAACACACTAGCGTATCTAACCACTGTAGATGCACAGCGATAGCAGTGATAGGCATAAACGGATCATCAGGTGACGCATACCCGCGCTCTGGATCAAAGTCTACCTCAATGTCGAAAAACGCTACGTTTAATTTTGGAGCATCTTTGCCGAGGTAGTTTTCCTCTAAGCAACGGAATACCGGTTTGATGTCGCTTTCGTATAGTTTTTGATTGCTGTGTATCCTAAGTTCTCTCTGGAACTCTTTGAAATTTTTACAAACGACCTTTGATAGAGGTTCGTTATGAATTGAACGATATTTTCCTCTGCTGTCTGGATGGTAAAACATATATCTAGCAGGAAATTCTTGATAGATACGACCCTTCTTAGGATCTCTTTCAACGACTCTAACGATGTCATCATCTTTCGCCCAACTGGCATCTACATAACTCATATTTTTCTCCTACCGTTTATGGCCGGCTTACCTTTACAATAGCGACTTATGGCTCGCGAAGCCTTTCTCATTTTTAATTAATTATCATTCTAATAAGGCCGATTGTATCGATTGTGGTAAGCAAGATATAATTAGCCAGCATACCAAAGGAACGCCGACTATAAGCGCACCAAGCATATATAGCACAACCTGTAATCCATATTGGGTACATTGCAAGAAGGGGAGGATTGGGCACAGTTGCGGCCATAGTGATAGAACAACCAATAGACATAGCCCAAGCAATGACCTCAAGACCAAAGCGTATTCTATTACTCTTATAATCTTGCTGGATCCAGTCGAATATACCATGTACTATGTTATTCATTTATCATCGCGACGGTGTGAATGTCCACTGATATCTACGATAGTTTCTAAGTCGTCAAATTCTTTCCAAACTTGATCCCATTGGTCTTTCATCGAAACTCTAATTGCTTTTTTGATAACACTAGGTTTAACTTCTAGTTCCTCTGCTACTGCTTTGATAGTATCGTTTAATCCTTCTTGGAGATCTTGTATCTCCTGCATAACTGTCATGCCTTCAGAAACGATCTGTTTAATTTTAGCCTGTTCAGGCGCACCGAATGCTTTTCCCATGTGTATTCTCCTAATGTTTTATTATAGATGGTAGTGCAATCATTGTCAACAACTATCTAGACAATGATCGTCAAAGTATTATTTTTTATTTTCTGTCGGCACGTCGAATACTGTTCTGTATTTTTTTGTCTTGGGATTCCAAACTGTACGACCTTTAACTCCGCTGAGCTTTTCTTTGCTGGACATTTCGTCCCAGGTTTTGGCAGTAGTTTTTGGTTTTTCGTTATCGGTCTCGCCTATATCCCGCACTTTGACCCAATGGCCTTTTGGATGAGATGGAATAATAACATCATTGGGCTGTACATCATTTTCTGAATCTTTACGAGGATCGGCTCCCATACTTTGGCTAGGTGGCTGGCTCATCATCTGTTTAAGCGGCTTGTATATAGGACTAACTTGATCCATGTGTTGATCTTTTATACTGTTATGC